CATCAATCATCGCGTACTCAGAGAAAGCTGATGGAGCAACTAAATCAGCAATAAATGTTGATTATGTAAGCTTTGATTTTACGATCGAAATATCAGCAAACGAACACATAAAGTCAATGATGGCGGCTTATTGCAGACCTTTAGAACAACAGTTAAATGACTTAGCTCAGAAAGTAGCAGCTATGGAAAACAAGTAGGAACGAGGGTTTATTAATGAGTAATGATAAACAACTTTTTTTGTGTGGAATCTGTGGCAAAATGACTCCTCTCGTGATGAAGAAAGACCGTCTAAACGGAGGAGTTCAACATTATTATGCAGAATGTCAATTGTGCAAAGGGAAGACAACTCATAGTTTTACAAACCAACACATCCGTAGCATGTTAGCCAAACAAAAAAGAACTTTACCGGGTATCAAGAAAGAAAAACTTGCACAGAGAATCATTAATGAAATGAACGAGCTAAGAAAAAAATACGAATGAAATAAAGTTTAGTGTTAACTAAGCTTTTTTTGTTTGTCTTCTTACTGCTTACAGACGATAAAAAGAGAAAGCTGTTTCGGGTGATTAGCGTAACTAATCAAATTTATCGGGTAGCGGCGTAACCGTGGAGGATTACTCATGAAAAAACGTTTATTAATGCCAACATTTCCTTTAAAAATGAATTTACAACTTTTTGCTGAAGGAGGAGAAGGCGGTAGCAGTGATGGCTCTAATGGAGGAACGTCGACTAACTCACAACAAGAGCAACAATCACAAGGTAATAGCCAACAACCCGAAGGTAGCGAAGATGAGCAAGGGAATGGCAAAACATTTTCTCGTGATGAAGTAGCAAAAATGATTGCAGCAGAAACGACTAAAGCAGTAACAGCAGCAGAAGAGAAATGGCGCAATGAAAAAGCTGAAGCTGAAAAGTTGGCCGAAATGAACGAAAAAGACAAGGCAGATTATGAGCGTCAAAAGCTTGAAGAAAAAATTGCTGAATACGAGAGAAAAGACAATTTAGCTAAGATGTCTGAAAAAGCTAGTGAAATGCTATCTGATAAGGGAGCAGTTCCCACTAAAGAAATTCTTAGTTTGATTGTTACGGAAGATGCTGAATCAACCTCAAACAACGTCAAAACGTATTTAGCTGCTATCGAGCAAGAACGTGAATCGATTAAAGCTGATTTTGAAAAGCGTTTAGGGGGAAAAGTTCCATTAGACGGAACGGGTTCAACTAGTCTTTCTCGCGGTGCTCAAATGGCGAAAGAAGCAAATAATCAATCAAAGCAACCAGAAAATGACCCTTGGTCAATTTAATTAGGAGGAAAAGTAAATGGTCTATGTAAAAAAAGTAGAAACGATTAATGATATTAACTTTTTGAAAAGTCAAAAATTCTTATCATTTACGAAACAAGTTGATGATACTCATGTAGGTGTAGTAGAGGGAGTATTGCCAGCAGGATCAATTTATCCGGCAAATGATGGAACGGCCGAAGGTATTACTATCAACGATATTGATGTTACCAAAGGACCACAACCTGTGGGCGTGATCGTTGAAGGGCATGTCTTAATTGAGCGTTTGCCAGTTAAACCTAGCAACGAGGCTCAAAAAGTAATGCGTGAAATCAAATTGTATGATGCAGATGGCAAATTACTTGCAGTCCCAACTGCATAAGTATAGAAAAATAGGAGGATGGATTAATGGCAAATATTGCAGAATTATTTTCACAACGTAACGTTTTAGATTACGTAAACAACCGACAAGCTCCAGCATTATTGGGAGAAACTTTGTTTCCGGCACGTAAGGTGCAAGGATTAGAATTTGATATTTTGAAAGCAGGAACTCGTATTCCGACGATTGCTAGTGTTCATGCATTCGATACAGAAGCGGAAATTGCTTCTCGTGTTGCTTCTCGTAGCGCACAAGAGTTAGCGTTTATCAAACGTAAGATTCAACTAAAGGAAAAAGACTTAATCGCGCTTCGTAATCCAAGAACAGCTGAGGAACAACGTTTCTTAGAGCAAGAAGTGTATAACGATGTGTATTCGATGGTTTCCTCTGTGAACGCCCGTGTAGAAAAAATGCGTATGGAAGTATTATCTGATGGTAAAGTGACGTTGGATGAGAACGGATTGGACTTAGTAGTTGATTATGGTGTTCCTACTGATCATAAGGCGACTGTTGATTTTGCACTTCCAAATACTGATGTGATTGGACTGTTAACAGATTGGTCGGCGGCATTAGATACCCCACCAACTCGTATTTTGACATCAACTAAAGTTCGAAACGCGATTCTAAAAAACGCAGGTATCAAAGCATACTTTAAGGACGCAGGCTTATTACCAACTCCAGGAGCATTAAATCAAATGCTGGAGCAATTCGGATTACCGACAATTGCGACGTATGATGCGAAGTACTACAAAGAAGATGCAAATGGAAAGTTGATAAAAGAACGCTACTTCCCAGAACACAAACTCGTGATGTTCGGTTCGGAAAATCCTGGTGAATCTATTTTTGGTGTAACTCCTGAAGAGTCACGATTGTTATCTGGTGGTTCTAAAGATTATTCAGTAGGTAATGTGATTGCGATGGTTTATGAATCAAATCTCGATCCAGTTGGTACATGGACTAAGGCGGCAGGGACTGCTTTACCAAGTTTTCCTGAAGCTGATAACGTATTCCAGGCTACTGTTTTAGCAGAGGCATAGGAGAAAAGATATGGCAAAATATGAAGTTGCAAAAGAGTTCAAGGACGCATATACCAAGAAAACCTATCAAGTTGGAGAAGTAATTGAACTTACAAAACAGCGCGCTAAAGAAATTGATGATAACTTAGTTGCATTTGGTGGCGGTTATATTCATCAAGTTAAATCAAGTGCGCCGATAGAAAAAGTACAAAAAGATGAACAGCCAAAGAAAGCCAGCAAGAAAAAATAGTCACAAGGAAGGTTGTGATTAAATGTCAATCATTGATGATGTAAAAAAACTTCTAAATGGTACTTTGGATGAAAAGTTAGAAATTGTCGAAAAACGGACAAAGGAACGTTTATCAAGTTTGGTTAAACTAGACAACGTTCCTGAACAATTAGACTATATTTCTTACGAAGTAACACTCAAACGGTTCAATCGAATCGGACAAGAAGGAATGACTTCGTATACACAGGAAGGATTGTCAATGGTTTTTCCTGACTCAGACTTTTCAGAGTATCAGCAAGAGATTGATGATTTCATAAAGAATAATGACCCGAATTATTCGAACCGGACAAGTGCTGCGAGGTTTTTCTAATGAGGTATACAGATAAAATTACCTTTATTAAGGAGTCTGAAAAATCTCACTATGATACAAATTTGGGAGAATGGATCGAAGAACCACCGATAAGAATCTCAACTGATGCAAACGTCACTGATCTAGGTACTAATCGATCAATGGCATTATTCGGTAGTATAAAACAAGGGGCTAAAGTCGTTCGGACTCAGCCTCTTTTTGTTGTTCCCGAATGGGATCAAATTGAAATTGATAACAAGATTTATCAATTGACAACAGAGAGAATACCTAGTGAAAGAACTTCTATCATTGTAGAGGAGGTTATTCCAGATGGCTAGAAACTCATTAAGTTTTAACGGTATTGGCGCTCTGGAATCGAAATTAAAACGTAACGCGTCAATGAATGAAGTAAAAAATATTGTCAAATCAAATGGTGCTGAGTTAAATGCTAATGCGGCACGAAAAGCGCCAGTAGATACTGGTTTTTTACGACGATCAATTGTTTTTGAGATTGCTAACTTTGGCTTATCTGCACGGTCTGTGGCGCTTGCTGAGTATGCTCCATACCTTGAATGGGGAACACGTTTTATGAGTGCACAACCCTTCATGGGTCCGGCATTTAGACAGCAATCTAAAAAGTTTAAGTCAGACTTGACGAGGTTAGTGAAATGATTAAAACAAGAGACCAATCTCTCTTTGATGAAATGTTCGGACGATGTGAATTATTGGGCTATGATGTCTTTGATTACAAGCCTTTAAATAAAGTGAATTATCCTTTCGTGGAGTTTGAGAGTACAGAAATCATTCACAGCGCCAATAAAACATCAGTTAAAGGTACTGTAGTCTTGATTGTATCGGTATGGGGATTGCAAAAAAAAAGAAAGCAGGTGTCGCATATGGCAGCTGCTATTTTTAATGCCGCTCTGCGATTACAACAGACAGAGGGCTATCACTGGGGGCTCAATACGCAAACAAGCACAATTTCATTGAGAGATGACATGAGCACCAACACACCGCTTAAAAGAGCGATTATAACATTAGAATTTAGAAATCTTTAGGAGGAAGCAAAATGGCAGAAGAATTAACAGCGGTTCAAGGGATTGATGTGATCCTATTATTCCGTATTTTAAAAGAGGCAACTGCAGATGCTGCGACGAAGTTAGCATTTCAAACGGAACATGAATTGACTGAATCATCAGATACCGAATCAACCGCGACCAAGGATGGTCCAGTAAACGGAAATGGAACTTCTGAAACCGAAATTAGTTGTACATCAATCTTGGCCCGTAATGATGAAATGGTTAAAAAGCTTCGCCAAGCTCGTCGTGATGGCGACATCATTGAGATTTGGGAAGTGGATGTTAAGGATAAAGATGAACAAGGGAAATATGGTGCGACTTATTTCCGAGGAAAGGTTTCTGAGTTCAGTAAGAAACCAGCAGCTGAAGGATTAACAGAGGTGTCATTAACCTTCAAAATTGACGGTGAAGGACAAGACGGTCGGGCTACTCTAACAGCTGAGCAAGAAGAAGTTGTTCAATATCAATTTGAAGATACAACGAAGGCTGCACCAGAAGGTTAAGAGAGGGAATCCCTCTCTTTTTTATTTTTGTAATTTGGAGGATGAAATTAATGAAATTAACGATTAATGGAAAAGATTATACGGCCTACTTTGGTTTGGACTTTATTGAAGCCTTGGATTCAAACGAAATGGTGGGAACAGTGAGTTATAACGGCATGGACGTTGCAGTAGGCACAACAATGGTTATCGGGCTATTAGCAGACACTCGTAATCCTAAATATCTGGTTCCAATCATCAAAGCCGCATTGAACACAGAGGACTCCATTCCAACTGATGTGGAAATTAAGAAATGGATTGAAAGTCAAGAAAACCTCAAAAACACGGTGGATGCTTTTTTATTGAATTTGCAAAAGGTCAACCTATTGCAAGAAATGGTGAATTGGAAATCAGTGAAGATCCAGAACAAAGAAGCACTGAAGATGTTCCTAGGCTAACAATTGAAGATATTAAGGTCGATTTGCTAAGGAATTATCCTCATTTAACGGATGAAAAAGAGCTTGGAAGAATAACGTTAAGACATTATGCGCGGTTGAAGAAAGCCTCTCGTTTACGAGTATTGGATAAGGAATTAGAAATCCATTTAAGCGCTTGGAAAAATCGAGAGATCGAAGCCACTAAAGGTAAGGGGCGTTATGTGTTTACGGACTTCCGTAAGTTTATGGACTTCGATAAACGTGAGACTGAGTTGTTAGGTCGTACTCCTCCAAAACAAAAAAATGGAAATAAATTGATGTACCTAATGGCCAAAGCCAATCAAACAAAAGGGAGGGAGGATAATTGACAGAACAATATTCAGTAGAAGCAGTGCTCTCAGCCCGTGATGGTGGTTTTTCTAGCAGTATGAACTCTGCTGTTAAGAGTCTTGGTAATTTAGATAGCGGTTCGAAATCAGCTACAAAATCTATCACAGCGATAGCAGTCGGAATGGGAGCGGTGCAGGTTGCATCAAAAGTATTTGGTGTCTTAGCGAATTCTATGGACTCTGCGATTAGTCGTTTTGACACGATGCAACGATACCCGAAAGTTATGAGCGCATTGGGTTTTTCTGCAGAAGAGTCCACGACATCCGTAAATAAATTAGCTGATGGAATCGATGGATTACCAACTAAGTTAGATGACGTTGTTTCCACAGCTCAACAAATGACTGCAATTACCGGGAATATGGATAAGTCGACAGATGCAACGATTGCTTTAAACAATGCGATGCTCGCTTCTGGTGCCTCAACATCAGATGCGCAACGAGGCTTACGACAATATATCCAAATGCTATCAACAGGAACAGTTGACTTGCAGTCCTGGAAGACTTTGCAGGAAACAATGCCAATCGGGCTTCAAAAAACAGCGGAGGCAATGGGATTCGTTGGAGAAACTGCTCAAAGAGATTTATATGCTGCATTGAAGGATGGCACAGTTACTTTCAGAGAGTTCCAGAACAAATTAATTGATCTTGGGACAGGTACCGGGGAACTAGCAAAGTTAGCCAAAGTTAATTCCGAGGGGATCGCAACTTCATTTGGTAACTTGAAAAATGCAGCAGCTAAAGGTATAGCGACTGTAATAACTTCATTTGATACGCTGTCCAAAAAGGTAACTGGTAAAAATATAGCCCAAAATCTAGATAGTTTAAAAGGTGTGGTCAACACTACCTTTAAAGTAATTGGCAAGTCTATTGAGGCCACTGCGCCAGTACTTGAGTTAGCAGCTGACGGAATGAAATTTGTTGCCTCTCAGGGAGATATTTTGATACCAGTATTGTCTGGTGTAGCCGCAGGTTTCATGGCTTGGAAAACAATTAGCGCGATTAATACGATCATTGCACAAACTGATGCTCTGATGGTTGCAGCTGGTATGTCTGGCAAAGCATTAACAATTATGACTCAAGCGAATACGGCAGCGACGGTGACTGCGACTCTAGCAAAACAAGGATACACCACTGCGGAAATTGCAAGTATGACAGCTACAAAAGCACAAGTTGCATCATTAGCTGCTCAAAACGGAATACTTCCAATTGGTTCGGCATTAATTGGGGTGATGACAGGTAGCATTACTGCTTCTACAGTAGCAACTACGTTAATGACCGCAGCCACAACAGCGTTTAGTACCGCTCTTAAAATTGCAACAGGTCCAATCGGATGGGTTGTAGCAGGTATTGGTGCTTTGGTGGCTGGAGGAGTCGCGCTTTTTAAATGGTTGAATAAAGAAACAGAGGCATCAAAGAAACTAAACAAAGAGCAGACAGCACTAGCAAGTAGCACAAAGACTCTAACAGATTCAACAGCTAGCAATATCAAACGAAGACAAGAAGAATTGTCTACGATTGAAACAAATAGTCAGGCTTATCAGGATTTGGGAGATCAAATCGTCGATTTAGCTAGTAAAGAAAAACTGACGAGAGACGAAAAGAAGCTTCTTAAAGATTCTGTAGAACAACTTAATGGATCTGTGGCCGGTTTGAATCTTCAATATGATGAAGAAGGCAAGATGCTATCAATGACAGCTGAACAAATGAAAGCTCGAATTGAAGCATATAAGAATCAAGAAACTGCCAATCAGGCACAAGATGATCTATTAACTATCTTGAAAGAGCAACACGAAGTAGAAGGGAAATTAGCAGAAACAACAGCTCTTAGAGATGAATGGAATAAGAAACTTGAAGAGGGAACTGTTAAAGGTAAAGAGCATAAGGAAGCACTCAAGGAATTAGACGATCAAGAAAAAACTTTGACTGAAACACAAAGGGCACTTGGTGAAGAACAGAAGAACACCCAAGCAACACTTACTGAAGCCAATGCAGCTGTTGCTGATGCAGTAGAAAATGGAACAATGCGTCAAGTCGTATCTTATCAGACATTGACTGATGCTCAAAAAACAGCTGTTGATGGAATGAAGAGTAAATGGCAAGAGTATCAAGATGCTGCGACCAACATGTTTGATACATTATCAGATAAACAGGAAATGTCTGTTGGTGAAATGCAGAAAAACCTCGAAGAGAATCAACGAGTTATCAGTACTTGGGCTGAAAACATTGCTAATCTTGCAAGTCGTGGTGTAGATGAAGGTTTGCTCGCGAAATTACGTGATGCAGGTCCTGAATCTGCAGGATATGTAGCAGCGATGGTTTCCGCTTCAGATGCAGAACTTCAAAATTTGAGTAGTACCTATGCTAAAGGCGGAGAAACAGCGACTAGTGCTTTTAAAACCGCATGGGATACTGGTGCTCAAGGAATTGATGAAAAGGTAACGAGTATGATCTTCTCGGCAGGGGACTCGTTAACCTCTGCTATTCAAAAAGCAGATTTCAAATCTCTTGGTGAAATGGTACCTAAGGGCGCAGCAGAAGGTGTTAAATCTGGTTCTAAGGATGTTTCAGATGCTGCTGGTGAAATGGCAAGTGAAGCAGATGAAGCATTTGCAAGCGAAGCTGGAATCCATAGTCCTTCACGTGTTTTCCATGAGCACGGTGAAAACCTTGCAAGAGGAGCCGAGGATGGAGTTAAATCAGGAACTTCAGATGTTGTATCGGCTGTAAAATCAATGGCAGAAGAATCAGCATCTGCGTTTGATGGGCTAGAAAATCAAATGCAAAGCTCAGGATCAAATGCAATGGCAGGATTTGCGAACGGAATTAATGAGAATGCACATCTAGCAATCAATGCAGCTAATAGTGTCGCAAACCAAGTTGCTGAAACAATTAACAGTGCTCTTGATATTCATAGCCCGTCTCGTGTTACTCGAAAATCTGGAGAAAACACAACCGAAGGGCTTGAGGTAGGGTTACTCAGTAGGCTTAGGACATTAGCAAAATCGGCTCAAAAAGTAGCACAGACAGTCGCAGAAAATATGCAAGTTCGTAGTCAACAAAAATTTGATTTAGGATTAGCAGGTAGCGGGTATTCAATGTCATTTGATATGTCTAGTAGTGTTCAAGAACCTCAAATTCCTCCGATATATGTAACATCGATAGCTGAGTTAGACGGCAAGGTTGTTACGAAGCAATTAACGCCTCAACTTGCGACAGAGTTGCAGAAACAACAAAGCAAAACGAATTTATCTAAAGGAAGGAGAGTTTAATTTGAGTCACATCGAAGACTTAAGACCTAGAGTTCCGTATAAATTCAAAAATAAAAAAAGTCTTTATGAGTTTACCGATACTTTATCGATGCCCAAAGACTCTCCGCTCCCTTCAGAAGCTTTAAATTTTAATGGTAAGTTTTTAGAAGAAATCGTTCCTGGATATAGAACATTGAATGTTGTTGGTCGAGAATTGGCAGCGACTCAGGTGCAAACACATCAACTTGGAATTCGAGACGGAACACGCCAAGTTTATTCGAGAATACCAGATAGACTAATTACAATAAAGTATCGACTGGAAGCTGAAAATAATGAATTGTTTAGAGATTATTTTAACAAACTAAATATATCGTTGTATTCAGAAAAAGACGTGCCGTTATGGTTTAACGACGAACCAGAAATGATGTGGACTGGAAGCAAAAGCGATGTGGAAGAAGTTGCTGAAGGTGTGAATTGTATTACAAGCACATTTACCATTCTACTTTCAGATCCATATAAATATACAAAATCAGACGCAACAAGCGTCATGTGGGGATCAGAAATCATTACATTTCAGGCGAACTATTTGTTAGGGAATACTGGATCTGGTGCCGTTCTAATGCCGATCATTTTTGAAGGTGGCGCTTATTGGGGGTCTGATATTATCACTTTCCAACACCAAGGCTATCTGATGGGTGACACAGGTAGAGAAGCGCAACCGTTTGAGATTTATCCGACCGTTGAAGGCTTGAAGGTGAAACCGATGATCGAAATTGTCGGCATGGGTCGAAGTGTCAAGATTCGAACACGATCAGACACAATTGATCTAGGTGACTTTGACAATGCGACAATTGTGATCGACACTCAAACATTCAATATTACAAAGAATGGAAAACCAATGATCAGGCCAATGAATGACTTTTATATTTACCCAAAAGAACCACTTTATGTTTCAGGAAAAGACGGTGAGTTTGATCTCACAATTAAATATTCAAATCGATATCTATAAGGAGCTGATAACTTGTTAATGACAATGAACCTTAGTCGTGAGTATACAGCTATCTTAGAGAATGCTTATGATGTAAGTTATCAAAAGATTGAAAATGAAATCGGATCAATTGAATTCTCGATGCCGCTTTATGATACAAAAAATACTATGATTCAAGAATTACAATATGTTGAATTAACTGACAATGAGAATGAGTATATCGGCCTTTATCGAATTATGCCTTCAACTACTCGTAAAGATGCTAATGATTATTCAATAACATATACGGCAATGCATGTTTTAGGGACGCTATTAGACAGCGTCCTTTTTGGTTACCATGAATTAATCAATCGAACCACGAAAGACGTGATTAATTACATTCTTGGCAAACAAAAAACAAAACATTGGGTTTTGAAAAGGTGTGATTTCACTCGCTATTTTAGCTATGCATGGGAAAACGAAAATGGTTTGGCTGATGCATTATTCTCTATTCCAGCAGCTTTTGATGAAGACTATATGTGGATATATAATACTCAAGTTTACCCTTTTGAATTATCGCTTGTAAAACCGCCTACTGAACCGATTTGTAGAGTCCAAGAGGGTTATAACATGGAAGGATTTGAAGTAGAGTCGGATCCTAACAATTTGGTGAATAGAGTTTACCCTTTGGGTGCTGGCGAAGGAATTAATCAAATTAACATAAAGTCAGTAAACAATAATGTTCCGTATGTGGAAGATACATCTTCTATAAAAAAATATGGGTTAGTGGAGTATGTTTGGACAGACCTACGATTTACTCAACCTCAAGCGTTAAAAGATAATGCTGTGAATATGCTAAAAAAATGGTCTGTCCCAAAAGTATCATGGAACGTTAGTGCGGCGGACCTTATCAAATTGACCGATACTCCTTTAGAAATTGATAAACTACGACTAGGTACAGTTGTAATGATTAATACGAACGACTTCGGATCTTTCAATTTAAGAATCAAGAAGGAATCAAAATCAGACGTTTTTGGAGCACCGCAATCAATTGATTTAGAACTTGGTAACCTGAAAGATGACATTAACACTACAATGTCCGATCTTGGGAGAAAACAACAAATCAATGAAACGTATAGCCAAGGTGCTACAAACATCTTGAATTATTCATACCAAGACAATTGTGAAGCAGCATATCCAGCTGAAATCGAATTCTATTTGGATGATGATGTTTTCCATGTGAATACAGTTGAACTTACATTTAAAACAAAACGTTATCGCGGGTACACAAAAGCTGTAAAAGGCGGAGGAGCGAAAACAATTACGAGTGAGGCCGGGGGGAAATCTACGCAGACAAGTAGTGCAGGTGGCGGTTCCGTTCGCTCAACTTCAGCTGGTGGAAGTTCCGTTCGGTCGACAACAAGCGGAGGTGGTTCATATCAAGGCGGTAGTACACAAGGCGGTGGTGGCACCTCACAGTCATCCGCTGCCGGTGGAGATCATAATCATACGGTAATGAGGTACCTTGGAGATGTTGGGAAAGATGAAACAGTAGGAACTGCACGGATGTATCAACCGCTGGGAAGTAATTTCCGAGTGATTCTTAAATCAGCCTCTATGCCAGGTGATATAGTAACGGCAGGATCGTCTGGGAATCACTCGCATACTGTGAATATTCCTAATCACTCGCATGGATTCAACATAAATATTCCAGCACACACGCATAATGTATCAATACCGTCGCACACACATAGTGTAAACATACCGAATCATACACATACGGTGCAAATTCCTTCTCATAAGCACAATGTTGTTTTGCCTGAACATACACATCCTCTTGAATGGGGAATTTTCCAAGCTAGTGACTCAGCATCGAGTGTGGATATCATTGTCGACGGTACGACTTTGCCAAAACATGAAACTAATCAAGATCGATTAAACATTGTTAACTATCTGAAGAAAACATCAAGCGGAAAGATTCAACGTGGAAATCATACGATCAAAATTAAGCCAAACAAATTAGCTCGTATCGAGGCTCAAGTGACTTGCCGCGTATTTATTCAATCACAATTAGGAGGACAATTTTAGTGTATGCATTGCAGCTTATTTTAGATAATGGAATCGAACTGAAAGTATTTGGGGAGTTAGAAGAATTAAAACCTTTGAAAAGTAAAGTAGAGAAAAATTTCAACTCAAAAAAGTTTGTCAATTTAACGGATAGCTTAACGATCAAGCCAGTAAATGTTTGTGCAATTGAACTTTTTGGCGTATCGGAAGGAGAACAAGACAGTGAAAATTAAAGTAAAGAAAATTGATGGTGGAGAATTTATCGTAGAAACGGACAAAACAATTGAAGAATTATTTAAAGAGCTATCCGACAACATGGATGGTTCTTTTATTTTGCTTGGAGACCGAATTGAGCAAAAAATGACGATCGAATCTATTTCTAAAGCATAGAGGGGGGATTAACTTGGCAGTAGAGCATATTCAAGAAACCGATACGCTAAATGCAGGGCGTGTAAAAATAAATCAGGCAATTGACTTGTCTAATGATTCTTCAAAAAAGGTTGATCAGTTCAGTATTGATCTCGACCAGGGAATTAAGGATGCTAAAAAGATTGCTACGGATGCTGGAGCAGAAGCAAAGACAATTGCCGAAACAGCTGGAACGGAAGCAAAGCAAGCGGCTTCTGCTGCCGCAACAGAAGCGAAAACAATAGCAACAACCGCAGGGAATGAAGCAAAAACTATCGCGGAGAATGCTGGTAAAGAAGCAAATAAAAAAGCCGATCAAGCTGTCGCTGATTCAAAAACAGCGGTTGATAACTCAAATCAAGCGATCGGACGTGCAAATCAGAATAAACAGGAATTTGATGCATTGCGAAACGAATTTGATGACTTAGTGGCAGAATCGGGCGATAGTAATCCAGAGATTGTACAGGCGAGAACAGATACACAAGGCATAAAACAAAACACACTGCAAAATCGTTTGAGTGCCGATTTCAATTCGCGACTTACGAATGCAGATGCAATCAAATTGTTTAGCGGTCCAGTAGATGTTCCAAAGATGATGGACCTTGCCGGAAAGGTTGCAGGAAACACTTCAGCAAATCCACATTCTGTTTATACGGATTACACAGCAACGAGCTTGAAAAAACCAAGCGCAACTTGGACCGAAATTAGCCAAGAAAATTATAATAAGTTGGTAGGACGTGATGATCAAGGAGTTTCTGTTGGTTCTAGCCAGGGAAGTGTAATTCCGCAACAATTGAATAAGTTTGATACCGTTAAAGCCATTGAACAATTGGCTCCTCGAATTTTTGAGGGAATGACTGTAGAAGAAAAAATTCAATATATCAAAGATAATTTTATTTCTTTTTCCGTTACCACAAGAGCAAAAGCTTCTTCACCAAACAATAAAAATTTGAAGGTCGGTATTTTCTTAGAGTCAACGGATTCATATACAACAAAAATTCAAGGTGACGCTACAGAATTCACCGATTTCACTGTTGAAATCAATGATAGCAATTTTATTGATTCACAAGGCTTCATCAATGCACTTTCGTATACAGATAGTTCGAACGGTGTCGTTGCATCTAGTCTAAATACTGACTATATCGGTGTTCAGTTGAAGGTATCCTTAAATGCCCTAACTGTTTTGAATAAGTCAGGTTTTGCAAATGAGGCTGATCTAGCTTTAAAAGCTGATTTAGAAGAGTTTCAAGAATATGTTACTCGTGATGATAATCCACATAATGTTACTGCTGAACAGGTTGGTGCGTATTCTAAAGAGGAAGCCGACGAGAATTTTACAAATAAGTCCGACGCTGAGGCAACTTACGCTAAAAAAACTGATTTGACAAAAGAAAAAGTGGGGCTAGGAAATGTAGATAATTTTGCTACAGCTACCCAAACTGAAGCAGAAGCAGCGTTCAACGAAGAACGGTTTATGGTTCCGCGAACCACAAGAAATCTAGTGGATAGAAATTTCGGACAACCGTTTACTTCGGGAACTAAGTTCATTGCTCATCGTGGAAATAGTTATTTTTATCCTGAAAATTCACTCATGGCATTTGAAAAGACAACAAGACACTGGGGGGCAGAAACAGATATTCAATTATCCACGGATGGTAAATGGTATTGTTTCCACGATAAGACAGTTGATCGCATGACTAACGGAACAGGGAATTTTATGGATAAAACATCCAGTCAAATCGATGCTCTAAGACTAGATACAGGTAATGGTATTAGTACTTTATCTGATGCAGAAAAGAAAATACCAACTTTTGATCAATATCTAAACGCTTGTTTGAAGGCAAGAATTGTACCAGTTATTGAAATCACACCACTTAAAACGGACTTTACTGATGCGCAATTAGATTCGATAGTTACTACTATTCGTAGAAAAGGGCTCGAAAATAAGTGTGTGATTATTTGTTTTACGTACGATGTTTTAGTGAAAATGAGAAAACGAATGCCTTCGACTGTGATGCATTGGCTTCTCAGCGATTACACATCGGATGTGCTCGAAAAATGTATAGAAAACCATTTTGTTCCTAGCTTCGAGTCTACTAAATCATTTGTAACTCAGTCCTTAGTTGATCAATACCATGATTCGGGTTTGGATGTGGGAGTTTGGGTAGTTCCCTACTCTGACCATCAAAAGTACGCAGAGATGGGCTTAGACTATATCAGTACAAATGATCCAAGTGGGAATCTCAGATACTTTGAGCCAGCACTTCGTAGTGGTATGCTACCTAATAATGTTAATTTGGTAGGGCCAACTTATATTGAGGAAACCTCTAACGGCGAAATCCACATTAGAGTTAATGTTACCGGTGGTCAAAATGATGTAGGGGTATACATTTGTGCTTTGGAATCATGGGCGATCCCTAGACACTCATTAACCTTGATTGGGTATGTTCGATCAACAAAAGTTACAGGATTTACGTTTGTGCCAGTTTCAGTCGGGGTCGGTGGTTATTCTGCGAATGATTCGTCTATAGCAGATGCAAATATAAAATTTGGTTATCTC